ACAATGGAAATAAGATAGAGAAATATTATCAATACTTAGAAAAAAAATGGGGTAAAAATGAGTAAAGAAATGGTAAACCACCCGAATCATTACGGTGGAGAAGATAATCCATACGAAGTTATCAAAGTATGTGAAGCGTGGGAGTTGGATAAAGATGCTTACTTATTCAACGTTGTAAAGTATGTTGCAAGGGCAGGAAAGAAATGTCCAACTAAAGAGTTAGAAGATTTGAAAAAGGCGTCATTCTATTTAAACAGAAAAATTCAAAATTTAGAAAAATGATTATTTGGTTAACAGGACAACCTGGCTCAGGTAAGACAACTATTTGTAAAAGAATCCTTTGGGATAAACCAGGGGTATTTCACATCGATGGTGATGACCTCAGAGATTTATTCGAGAATAAAGATTATTCTGAAACAGGAAGAAGAAAAAACATCGAACTGGCACAACAAATTGCGCAATACCTTCATAAGAAAGGAAGTGATGTTGTGGTTTCATTGGTTTCCCCCTATAAAGACCAAAGAGATAAGTTCAAAGAAAAGATGGGGGATAACTTAGTTGAGGTTTATGTTCATACTTCTGAAACAAGGGGACGAGAAAATTTCTTTGTGAAAGAATATGGACAACCAACCGAAAATTATTTAGACATTGACACCACAAATGAAAGTGTTGAAGAATCAGTAAAAAAAGTTTTAGATTATGCAAAAAGTTCACGTTGAAGGGGACCCGAAGTTAAAGAACACAGGTGGTAAACAATATTCAATGTTCATCGGACGATGGCAACCTTGGCATTCTGGTCACAGATGGTTAGTTGACCAAAGATTAAATGAAGGGAAAAATGTTTTGATTTGTATACGAGACATTCAACCAGATGAAAAAAATCCATTCAGTGCAACTGAAGTTGAGTCAAATATCAAAAAAGAACTTTGGCAATTACTGGGTCAAGAAAGGGTTAAAATCATGATTATACCTGACATAGAATCTGTCAACTTCGGTAGAGGTGTTGGATATGATATTATTGAACACGTACCACCACAAGAAATTCATGATATCTCGGCAACGAAAATTAGAGAACAAATGAAAGAGGAAGGTAAGTTATGATTGACGTAAAGGCAAGGTGGAATACCCAATGCGAAGACAATCACAATTATTGGAGAATAATTGTTGATGGGATGGAACACCTTTGTTCAAATATTATATTTGAAGTGCCTGTTCATACAAGTCGAGATGATGTTTGGGACACTATAAGGGCAACAAAAGTAAATAAACATCATGTTAGTTGCTTCGCGAATGAAGTAATTTGGAAAGGTGATGTGGTAATTGTTAAATAAGTAATGATGGAAAATTTTGTGAATAAGATAATAAATGGAGATTGTGTTGAAGAGATGGGTAAGTTACCCGAATCATCTGTTGATTTAATTGTAACATCACCACCATATAATGTGGGAATTGATTATGATACTCACGACGACAATCAATCCATGGAAGATTATTGGAAATTTACTGAAAATTGGTTAAGTCAGGCGTTTAGAATCTTGAAGGATGATGGTAGGATTGCTATCAACATTCCATATGAAGTAAACGTACAAGACAGAGGTGGTAGAGTACTATTCATGTCAGAGTTTTGGTATGTAATGAAGAAAGTTGGATTCAAGTTCTACGGACTTGTTGACCTTGATGAGAACTCACCACACAGAAGTAAGACCACGGCTTGGGGTTCTTGGATGTCACCGTCATCACCATATATCTATAATCCGAAAGAGTGTGTAATTCTTGCATATAAGAAAGACAGAATCAAGAAAATTAAAGGAGAACCTCAATGGGTTGGAGAAGTTATTGATGTTGAACAAGAAGACGGTACAATCAAAAAGAAAACCGTATACCAAGAGGAAGACAAGAAAGAATTTATGAGTTTGGTTTATGGACAGTGGGAGTACTTTGCGGATACCAAACAACAAACTAAGGCGACTTTCTCAATGGACATTCCAATGAAAGCCATAAAGATTCTGACTTATAAGAATGATATTGTTATGGACCCATTCACTGGAAGCGGTACTAGTTTGGTTGCGGCAGAAACGTTAGGGCGCAGATGGATTGGAATTGAATTAAGTCCAAACTATTGTGAGGTTTCACGAAAAAGAGTTCAACATTTTGTTGATTTGAAAAAACAAACTCTTCTTAACTTTGGGGAATAAAAATTAATAACCAACATACATAAACTAAAAAGGTCCTTGAGACCTTTTTTTTGTTTCTATGAGTATTTATAAATAAAAACATTAATGGCTGAAATTGTAATAACCGAACGTCAATTAAAATTAATCAAACAGAAAGTTGTTTCTGAAAAAAACAATCAGGACAAGAATGTGATTAACGAGGCGTGGTATAATAACGTTATGGATATCGTGGGTATTATTGACCCCACGCCAATTACCGATACTATTAATGCCGTTTCATATTTCGTTCAAGGAGATACTTTATTTGGTGTGTTGAGTTTAGTTGCGGCATTACCTTTCTTTGTCGGAGATGCGGTGGCAAAACCTGTTATGGGTGCGATGAAGATAGGTTCAGCGGCAACAAAAGAATTAGACGTTGCGTTGAAATTAGCCAAAACAAACCCTAAAGCTGCTACTGAAATTATTAGTAGGTTGGCAAAAGACCCAGGTCCTGTTGGAAAATTTTTACAATCTGCGGGAGGTACTAATGGTTGGGCGGAAAAAGTGAATAAATTTATTGGTGAATTCCCAGCAGGTCCTTTCAAAGGTTTGAAAAATACAATAATGGACTACTTCACATTGTTAGGTAGAGCTGGAACTAAGAGTAAGGGTATTGGAGGATTGGCAAAATCTTTGGAGGCTGATATGTTAGCTGGAAAGGTTAGAATTCAAGATATTCAAGTGTTGAAAGATTTGATGAAAACAGAAAAAGTTTTTGATGTTGCTTCTTTAAGTAAACCAGGTTTCTTAAGTCAGACATTTTTCGGTGGAGTTCCAAGATTATTCAGAAGTCCTGAAGGTAGAAGAATCAAAATTATGATGCAACAGACCAAATGGTGGTTAGGATTCTTGGATTACGTTGGAATTGGAAACTGGGTTGGAGAATCAGAGGTAATTAAGAAATTAGGTAGTTCTGAAGAAATGATAAAAGCGATGGAGGAATATCAGAAAACTCCCGAATCAAAAAAATTCTTTGACGAGTCCTTCAAAGAAGGGCAAGACCCATTGAAAGCAGCTGCTGATACAGTTAAACAACAAGTATCGAGCGATAACGTTAAAGATGACCCATTAGCGAAAATGTTAAGAAATATTTTAACAGGGCAATTAAATCCTATACCGGGAATGTAATAATAAAATAGAATATGAAAGAAGAATTAATTAAAAAACTAGTACAAATCCAACTTCAATGGAAGTTTTTACATTGGCAAACATTTGGTGATGCAAAACATAGATTGTATGGTGAGATATATGATGGATTAGGCGACCTTATCGATGAGTTTACAGAAACGATGATGGGTAAATACGGAAGACCTGAGTTTGAAGCAGAGTTTGCACTTATGTTTCAAGATATTACCTCATTGAGTATACAAAACTTCATGGATGGTATAACAGAATTTTTGGTTGGTTTTTCAGACCAATTGGATTCAAGATACGACACAGACCTATTAAACTTAAGAGACGAGATGTTAGGATTGATTAACAAATCTAAGTTCTTGTTGACATTAAAATATTAACCATGGCAAAAAAAGTAATAAGATTAACTGAATCAGATTTAACTAGAATCGTTAATAAAGTTATACAGGAACAAACAGAAGAAAGAAACTTTGTTAAAGGTATTCAAACCTTTTTGAATTCAAAAGGTGCGAAACTTACAGTTGATGGAAAAACAGGACCCAATTCTCAAACTGAAAAGGCGATAATGGCATACCAAAACAAGATTGGTGTAAGCCCTACTGACGGAGTTTGGGGACCAAACACTTGGGACAAAATGCCTGAAAAAGACAGAGTTCTTTTGAAAAAATTAATTGCTCAACAAGGTGGATTAATCGACGTATTTTTAAACAAAATAGGACTATAATGTCTAAGATATTAAAAGAAAGTGGACTAAGAGATATTTCAGCTTTGAGTAATAGATACCCCAAAGCTGAAATATATTTTCATCAAGACCTTGATGGTGTTACTACTGCAATTGCAATGAAGAAATACCTTGAGGACAATGGTATTGACGTTGTAGGTGCACATGTTATCCAATATGGTGATAAAGAGTTTTCCGTTAAGAAAAATGATGCTCAAGGAGATACGATGCCAGTTCTTGTTGACTTCGCCCATGGTAAACCGATGTTTGTTATTCATACAGACCATCACGATAGACAAGCTGGTGCTGAAGGAACTAAGTCAACATCCTTCAGACAATCACGTTCAAACGTAGAAACAATTTCACAGGTCGTATCACCAAAGGATTTATTTCCATCATCAGACATTCTTCTAATAAGCACTGTCGATTCCGCAGATTTTGCCAAATACAATCTAACACCTACAGAGGTTGTCAACTATCTATTCAGAGTTGATAAAGAAAAACCATTACAAAAGAATAAAATGTTGTTGGGGTTAGTGATAAATAAGTTATTGTTGGCATTCAAAAACAAACCAGGATTTTTAGAAGGTTTAGTTTTGGATTCTGAACCATCATTGTTGTCAATTCTTAACAACATTAAAACATGGATGAAGGCAACTAATTCAGCGTCGCCACAAGAACTACAAAAAAATGCAGAGGAATATGCAAAACAAATGAAGGACTATCCGACAGTGTCGGACAATATTATATTCCAATACGGTGGAGGTAGTATGTTTAAGCCTGGGTCTTATGACAGGTATACCCCATTCAGAAATAATCCTGAGGCAGATTTTCTTATCATGGCGTGGCCGATGGGACTCGTTCAAGCATCTTGTAATCCATTCAAAAAAGAAAGGGAACTTAAAGGTGTTAACTTGGGGGAAATTGCTCAAGAAGTATTAGGTAAATGGGAAGACCAATTAAAAACAAAAACAATACCATTATCAACAATTAAATGGGTTAGTGAGACAAGTGTTGGACCTGAAAGTATTGGTTTTACTTTCAAAGATTTCGATGCCCTTTACGGGGGTAAAATTATGTTCATGGAAAATGGTGAACAAATTCTGAATCATATTAAAGATATGATGGAAACACCGTTCAAGGATTTAACGGAAGAACATAGAAAAATGTTGGATAAAATCGGAATTAATGCGTGGGATTTAATTCAATCAAATTCAGGTGGGCATAAGTGTATTACAAACATATCTGGTTTGAACTACTTAGGTAGAAATACAAGACCACCACAAGGTCAATATAGATACAATCCTGAAAAAGATGATTCACCATCTGTAAAATTTACAAAGATGATTGCGGCACAATTTCAAAAAGTTTTGAAAGAAAAGATTGAGCAATCCAAGCAATCTGTTGGTAATTCACAATAAGTTTTTTACATTTGTGCATGGCGAAGAAAATATACACAAAAACTGGTGATGGAGGTTTAACGTCATTACTGGGAGGTACTAAAGTACCGAAGAATGATTGGAGAATCGAGGCATATGGTACGGTAGATGAATTGAATTCATTTATTGGTCTTTTGGGAGACAAATTACGTAATAGAGAATCCTCATTCTCATTTAGTTTTATAGAACTAGAAAAGATTCAAAACAATTTATTCAAGATAGGTTCCGTGTTGTCTTATGACATGACAGCTGATTTGAAAATTGAACTACCTAATGTCACGGAAGCCGATGTCAAGGATTTGGAAACTTGGATGGATACAATGGAGTTAACATTGGAACCATTAAAGAATTTTATTATCCCTGGTGGAAACGAAGCGGTTTCATTGGCTCACGTATGTAGAACGGTATCAAGACGAGCGGAAAGAAATACAGTACAAGCGATTCAATATCCAATCATTATGAAATATATCAACAGATTAAGTGATTACTTTTTCATGTTGAGTAGATATATTGCTTCTGAAATAGGGGTTGAGGAAAAAATTTGGAAAGGTTAATGAAAAAGATATTAGTTACGGGTGGATGTGGATTTGTTGGACATGCACTTACATTGGAGTTAATTAACAGAGGATATGAGGTAGATGTAATTGATAACTTATCAATTGGTAAAGAGGCTAAAATACCTGAAGGATGTAATTTTTCAGGAGGTGATGTAAGGGCAATTGATAATTTTCAAGACAAACCATATCTATATGTTTTTCATTTAGCAGCACTCAGTAGAATACAACCTTCATTCAAAAGCCCATATACAACATTTTCTGTAAATCTTGATGGAACTAAAGAGGTAGTTAGATACGTTAAAAAAAATCGTTCTAAATTAATATATTCTGGTTCATCATCTAAACATTCTAATCCTGAACTTTCACCATACGCAATGACTAAACACATGGGAGAAGAATGGATTAAAATGGAAAAACGTATTTTTGGGTTGGATGCGGAAATAGTAAGATTTTATAACGTATATGGACCAGGTGAGTTGGTTGATTCCCATATGGCTGCGGTAATCGGATTGTGGAGGTCACAAATTAAAAATAACCAACCTGTTACAATAGTTGGTGACGGAAATCAAAGACGAGATTTTACACACATAAATGATATTGTTGATGGTTTGATAAGGGTTGCGGAGTCAGATGAAAAACATGAAGATGCTTGGGAGCTTGGAACTGGAAAAAATTACTCTATAAATGAAGTTGCCGATTTCTTCGTTAAAAAGTTTGGGTGTGAAAAATATTTTGTATCTGAACAGAGAGGAAATTACAGAGAAACAATTAGAATTAATGACAATGCAATCGAAAGATTGGGATGGAAACCAGTAGATAAGTTAGAAGAATATATTTTGTCTTTATAAGATAAACTCGACAGAATCTCCAGATTGGATGTTTTTGATTTCACAGGTACCGCCTTCAACTTCTAACACAATATTACCGTTACCACAATATGAAGGACAGTCAAATTCTTCATCGCAAGGAGGACAGTTGTGATGTATATTTACGATTACATTATTTTTAATGATAATTATATCCAAAGGAATCAAACAATTTTTCATCCAAAAACATTGTTTTTTACCACCCATTAAAAACAATAACCCATTAAAGGTATTGTCGAAAGTTTTACCCATCATGCCAATTGCTTGAGATTTTTCATCGACAAGAGTTTTGACTTTAAATATATTTTTATTAATTTTGACTTTCATATTAAATAAATACAATGGAGAAGAAAACGTACGTAGGAGTTATGGTTAAATGCAAAGATAAGTTACTTCTTTGCAAAAGAAATAATCAAGGTTCGTTCCCAGGTATGTGGTCCATTCCTGGTGGCAAACTAGAGGAAAATGAAACAACACAAGAAGGTGCAAGAAGAGAGTTCTTTGAAGAAACCGCTGTGGATATATCTGACGCTGAGCTACAGTTCATTGGACTAATTCCAAGACATACAAGAGACGGTAAAAAGGTTAAGGGTATTATGTACGTTTATCTTTTGAATGTTGAAAATGAAATTGAGCCTGATTTGGAGAATGCGATAGACGGTGAAGAACATACGGATTGGGGATATTTCCCAATGATGGGTATCAAGCCTGAAACGAGTGGAGAATACATGTATAAACTTGCAGAAATTGTACTTAAATAATGAGAAAGAGAAGATTAGAATCTGATAGTAGAATGAAATACCTATTAGGGAATAACCCTATTGGGGAGTTGGTTAAGATAATCAAAGATGTTTGGTTAGGTTTCAAAATTGCTGAAGAAAATAGACACAAATCCCAGTGGGGAAAGTTTTGATTTTTTAAAAATATTTTCTATCTTTGTAAAACATTTGGGGGATATGGTGATATTTATATGTTCATGTCCAAAAGGACGAACACCCCAAGTATAGTTTCACGAAAAAAAAGATTTGATAGTTTGAAAAAACATTCTTATCTTTGTGAAACGAAATCCCATAAGAAAGTTTTCGAGAGAATCCAAACCTTGTGGGATTTTTTATCTGAAGTTCTTTAAAATAATATATCGCGAGATAGTAGCAGCGGTAGCTCGCAAGGCTCATAACCTTGAGGTCGGGGGTTCGATTCCCTCTCTCGCAACTAAAAATAGGTTGACTACGTTAGTCGTAAAATTACGGTTCCCTTTTTTAAAAAAAGATTTGACGAATTGAAAAATTCTTCTTATCTTTGAAAAACAATCGGGTAATACTGATTGGCATCTTTGACAGACAGACGAATTAGCCCGTCCTATAAAGTGTAGGGGGTCAACAAGATAGTCAGGTGATACTATCAAGGAAGAATGAATTCGTTCAAATCATCAGTCAAAAAAAAAGTTTCAAAAAAGTTTGATAGTTTCCCAGAACTTTCTTACCTTTGTGAAACAAATGAAGGAGACAGGTTGTAAAGATTCCTGTTGTTGATTATGAGACCTGTTGTTGATTATGAGATTTAATCAGGTTGTAAAGATTCCTCTCTCCTTCATTAATTTTGAATACGTTCTTTGAATAAACATATTGGGCGGTCTATAGTCCATAAAATAAACCATGAAAGTGGTATAAAGTGAATTGTCTTTGATTGAGATGGTTTGCGGCTTCGGTAACGGAGCTCGAGTAGACAAGCGAGATATCATCTGACCTTGAGTACCGAGGGTAACACTGTAGGGAAAGTGGTTGGATGACCAAGCGATGTGGGTCGTTTGGTTGAGGTGGGAACACCAATAAGAATAACTCGTAGAACTGTTGTGAGAAGTATGGTCATCCAACTATACAATTGCGGAGTTCAATATTAGAGTAAACTTAAAACCGAAAGGTAAGAGTTCGTACAGGTGGTGCTGTTGTTCTCCTTACTCTTCATCTACCAAGGTAGGAGTTATGAAGTGTACTTGAAATATGGAGGTCGGGAGGCTTCAAGGTGTAGTTCAGTATCGTCTCGTTCAAAAGATGGGATGGCTGGTTTGACGAACCGCTACATCTATTATCCACAAATCAAACCCTTTGTTAAAATAAGGATTCTAACAAATCATTAAACTACAAGGAAAAGTGTTCGTCAGTCGTGATAGACAGGTCACTACTTAGTCATGAGTTGTTCATGGCCGTAAAGGGTCCCAAACCCGATACGATTGTTTTGAAAGTTCTCTGGTCCCGCAAGGATTAATTGGGGTGGCAACCTCGAAGAGTGATAAGTAAGAATAGAGTATATTACGACTTAAGGATTGGTTAATCTAATTGACCGTGACTGAGAGTTACTTCTCAAAAGGAAGTGGAAATCGGAGGAAACAATAATCTCCTGTAAAGATTCTCGAATTAAGGTGTATTCTCAGCCTGAATGCCAAACTAACCCTGACTATTTTTATAGTCGGGGTTTTTTATTTTTGGCGGGTAACTTTTATTTTTGTACCTTTGTATCTCAACAAAACAAAATATATGTTTGATAAATTAATTGAAATAGTTATAACGTTTATTAACGACATACTTCCATTTAAGATTGTCGACCAATGGGAAGAAGGTGTTCATTTGAGAATGGGTAAGTTTAAACGTGTTGTTAAGCCTGGATTAAATTTTAAAATATCTTTTTTCGACCAAATTATAACAACTCCAGTAATTACGCAGACAATAAATTTATCACCTCAAACAGTTACGTCTGAAGATGACAAGAGTGTGGTTTTATCTAGTATCGTTAGGTACCACATTCATGATGTAGAAAAGTTTTTGCTCGGTGTAATGCACGCTAATGATGCCCTCATAGATACTACTCAGGGTATTATCCGTGATGTGGTGGAGGGATGTAAATGGATTGACCTTTATGATTTGGGTAGTGTTGTTATTCCTGAAGTTAATGAACAAGTCGTAAAATGGGGAATTACTGTAGAACAAGTTAGTTTTCCTGACTTAGGGGAGATTAAAACATATCGTATTATAGGGGATGGGGCACAAAAAGTTACGGAATTCATCAAATAAATTTTATTTAATTTTTTGTAAAGTAATTTGTAATCACTATATTTGTAAAACAAAACGATAAACTATGAACATGGCATCACACAACATCAAGATTCAACACGAGAAATTCGGTATTCTTTTGAACGAGACATTTGTAAATGGAACTCAGTTCAAACTTTTCTTGAAAATGGTTCAGGGATGTATTGAGTTGAAAAACGATTTGACCTTCTTCAACGGGACTGATTTCTTTATTCACGTTCCACACAAACATTTGGTTGAATCTATTATCACCACATGTGTTGATAATTATACGTTGGCAGAACACTTGATTAATAAAACTAAAATGGAAGCGGAGGTAACAAAATGAGTAGATTATTTGACAATCTTTTGAAAGCGGCAGGAGTTGGTGCTATCTTGTACGGAGCATACAAACTTGGTGAGAAAAACGCTTTGAGTAAATTGGAGGATGAAGGTAAAATAGAAAAAGACCTGAATAAGCCTAAAACTGAGATTGATATTGTTTACGATATGATTCAGGAATTGAAAAAAAAAGTCGGTAAAACTCGAAAAGACAGAGACAATATTGAACTTTTGGAGATTAAACACAAACAACTAAAAAATAAGTTATGATAACTATCGAGGACGTTAAACGGTTCGCAAAGGAGCATCCAATAGGTAATGGGGGTAAAGCGACCTTAATAGAAAACAAGGCAGTCAAAATATCAATTGTGGGAGGAGCTTCAGGTTTGTACGGTGATTTCGAAAAAGATTTTGAAGTTGCAATTATGGACCAAGTAAATAGTGATTTCATTACCAAGTTCTTTATACCTGAAGCTACCGATGATGTTGTTGGTTATATGAGTGGCCCTGATTTGGAGAAGGTTATCAATTCAATTATAAAGGATAATGATTTCCAAGTTAGATAAAACTTGGTGGTGGATGGCTTACAAACCAGTGTGGCCCCAAAATTAAGAGGACTTCTGTCCTCTTTTTTTATGTCTCATTTTCAAACCAAAGGTTAAATCCGCAGTTTTCGTACACCTTTTTGTTAAGTACTTCTTTAATTTCGTCTATAAAACTATCAAAGTCACCCCAATCTCCCATGTCAACATCTTGCCAAGCCTCTTGGATTGTTTTCCATTCGTCTTGACCATTTTCATCAACTGTTGCAATACGACTATCACCCCAACTCCAAGTAATCATTGCTGCGTCATTACTTTCATCAAAGTCAATTCTTGATTCGTGGATTAAAAGGTGAGCGTAAGCACCTGTTGCATTCACCTCATCCAAATTTACAAAGATTCCTTTATCCCCATCTGACAATGACTGTAAAGCTTTTGAAACGAAATCATCCGCTTTTTCAACGCCGACCTCATCAACTAAATCTTGAAACAAATCATCCAAATCATAATCGGTTATCTTTGCATAGGTTGGAACTGAAGGATTAGGATACCCAACTTTTTGTAATACTTTCAAAAATGTGTTTAAATGACTCATTATTTGTATAGGTATCTTAAGTCGACGTTTTTATATGCTACTATTTTCATCTTTGAATCGAATTCCAATTTAGGTTCATCACTATAGAACGTACAGTACATCTCGTTTATTTTTATATCCAATGGAGCGTAATCTTCATCGATTGATAGAACAATAAAATTATCTCTCAAACTATCGAAAGTAAATTCAGAAAGTGCTGGTACCGGTTCTCCGACTTTCAATTCACACAAATCGTTTATGTTTTTGTTCCAAGATGATATAAAAAAACTCTGATAATCAACTTTATCTATTGATTCAATTTCACCACTGCCTTCACAATCTCCACATTCCACCGTTCCTCTGTCACAATATCCACAATCTGTTTCTCCATCACCACCACAATCTTTACAAGTAATACTTCCTGTACCATCACATTCTTCACAATCTTCCCATTCTCCGTCACCCATTTGTCTTCCGTCTCCATCACATTCTGGACACTCAAGTTCACCTGACCCCTCACAGGTTTCACAATTTATTTTTTCATTCCCTCCACAATACTCACAATTAAGTTCTCCACTTCCCTCACATTCATCACATTGTGAAACATGTCGATTCCCTTCGGTTGTGACTAACTTAGAAAACATTAAGTTATTAATTATTTTTTCGCCTAATTTTAAATCATTTGTCTCTTTCAAAGAGTGGATGTATATTGACAACTTAATAAAATTATCAGGACCCAAATATTCGAAATATTCTCTTTGTTTTCTTGCAACATCCCCCAACTTGTCAAATACCATTTGAGGTGACTGATAATCAATTAAACCCTCAATCTTAACTGCTAGTTTTTTTATTTTCTCATCCATAATTTACGTGTACATTACTTTGAATGAAGTATTGAAATGATGTTTTTGGTCGTATTCGTAATCTATTGACCAAATGGCTCCTTCATCAACAACAGCATCATATGATTTACTTATTTTTCCATCAGGTGTAATGATGTATCTCGATACATAATCTGACATTAAATTCATCATTTTTTGAACGTCAAAACCAAAATCATTCGAACTTGCGTCTATCCTTCCAGTGTAATCGAATTTCATGTCAACAGAATAATCCTCTATTTCAGTTTTTTTCTCATAATCAACAAAGGATACGTCAACAAAAAATTCTAAAATTTCGAATTTAGGTTTGGACTCCATAATGATAAGGTATTTCAACTTTTCAGATAAAACTTGTGTATCAATCATAACAATAAATACATTTATTTTTCTATTTCCTTATACTATGTTTTTTATATAAAAAATATATTATGTCAATACAAGTTATTTTAACAGAAAAAGAAGTTTTGGATACCCCAAACTACTATGAGTTGGGTCGAATTGCAACCAATAGATACTGGCAAGAAAAAAGGAACCAAGAAGGACCTCAATTTGATGATGAACACTTTCCCTTATCTATCAACGAAGATGGTACTGTGAGGTCTATAAATCGTCCATGGAGGTGTTCTATCTGTGGTGAGTCAACCGAAGAAATTGAATATGATTACTTGGTTGGGTATGACCACCTGGGTTGTGTATTAAAACAGGAGAACGAATCGGACCAACATGATAAATGTGTTATTTGTGGTAAAGAAACTCCATATTTAAAAAGTACTCATATTGATTATAGAATTGGATATGTAGAAGGTGGAGGACAAGGGTGTTACCAACCGAATATTTGTGAAAAATAATTTTGGCTGGTAAATTTATAAGTACTATCTTTGTATTCACAAAACACAAGATATATGACAACTACCAACACCCCTTCAGTAATCAAAGTAAACACAGATTCAGTTATGTCAGGAGACGTATTCTACGGTTCTTTTGACACCACAGTAAAGAACAAGAGAGTTTCCGTGATGGTTTCAAACCACCTCAAGGACGTGAATAAAGAGTATGAATTCCGTATCGCAAACAAATGTCAAGCGGGATTCGTTAACATCCACGACACCAAAGGTACTCCAGCGTCTGTTATTTCAGGGTACACTAAAAACTGTTTAGTTAATATCCAAGTTAAAAGTGAAAGCGGATTGTGGTTGAACGTTTACACAACTAAAGGTGGTAAGTGGTACTCAATCGACAAAGGTTTCTTGGAGGTGATGACCGTAGGAACTATGAGACAATCATTCCCTGACATGTGTGACATGAGTATTTGGAATCGATTCGGAGCTAAGACATGGGCAGACAAAGCATTCACTCAAAACTAATATACAAATCCCCTCACGGGGATTTTTTTAATAACCTATTCAATAATTAACTATGGGCTGCGATATTCATTTATTTACGGAGATTAAAAAGTCAATCAACTCAGAAGACAAATGGGTGAACGTTGACAATTGGAGATATAATCCATATTACCAAGAAGGTAATGATGATGGGGAGAGAATGTTAAGTGTAGAATCAATCTACAACGGACGAAACTACGAGTTATTTGGTATTCTTGCTGGTGTTAGAGACCGTAATAATGATATGATTGATGACCCTCGAGGATTACCTGAGGATGTCAGTGAGGTAACTAAGAAAGAGTCTGACAGATGGGATGGAGACGGTCATAGTCACAGTTGGGTAACCCTTAAAGAGTTAAAAGAATACCAAGGACTACATCCTGTAGTTAAACGAAGTGGGTTCATATCTCCTGAGGCTGCAGAATTACTTGATGCGGGGGAAGAAACACCCGATACATGGTGTGGTGGTACATCATTAACCACTTGGGTTAAACGTGAATGGGAAGAAGGATATGACGTTTTAAAACCTCTTGTTGATAAACTTAATGAGAGAGTTCGTGACGAGTTTTGGGTTTGGGGTGATGAAGAAAGACCTGAACTTGATGAGAAGATTCGAATTGTATTTTGGTTTGACAATTAATATGAAAAACAGTAAAGAATAATTTTGGAGGTTAATGATTATTGATTATCTTTGTATTCACAAAACACTACTACATATGACTGCTACTACCACCCTTCAGAAAGTTAGAAATTACCAAGGCCAAAACTCTTTCGTTTTAAAAATGAAAGACGTAGTTGCGAAGTACAACGGGTTAACCCCGAACCAACTCGCAGCTGTTGAGAAATGTCTCAACGCGACCACAGAGGTCAAACCAATGGAATTGACCGATGACCTTAAGAGAATCGTTGACTACAAGGGTGAGAACCCATTCGTTAAAGACATCTCCGCTAAGTTCCAAAAATACGGTACTCTAACCGAGAAACAAATCTCAGCGGGTCTGAAACAAATTCAAAAAGAGGAGGACAAAGAGAAGACCATCCGTATGAACTGGCCAACTGTTGGTGAAACCATCAAGTTAGGTCGTAAGGTTGGTCAACAACTGAAAGAGACATACGGTTTGAAGTTCAATCCAATTTTGATTGACATCACTTCTCTCAAAGCTGTCTCTCCTAAAGCGGTTCAATTCACAGGGAAGATGACCGTTAAAAGAGGTAAAGTTTGTACCTGTTGTATGAAGACCCTGACTGATGAGTTCTCTATGTTGACAGGAATGGGTAAGATTTGTGCTGGTCACATGGGTGTGGAGTACATTACAGACGCTTCTCAAGCCGACCGTTTCCGTGAGGAATATCTCAACAGAGTTGAGGAAATCGGGGAGATGGAGTTTTGGGTCCCAAAGAGTCAAATCGTTAAATGGGACGGAGCCACAGAGGCAATTCTGAGAGCTATGTAATGGTAAACCCCTGGCGAAAGTTGGGGGTTTTTATTTTTTACTAAACCGTGATATATATGTATTAAAAGTACATATTTTTAATGGAAAAGTTCAATCCTTATCATCAACATCTGCTAGTTAAGTGTTGGGTCAAAAATCCTCCTAAGTCTGAGGAAGTGTTAAATAAATGGTTTATAAATTTAGTTGAAACAGTTGGGATGAAAGTGGTTGCTGGACCTACAAGTGTTTATGTATCAGACCCTGGTAATGAGGGGTTAACAGGTACAGTTACCTTAGCAACGTCTCATTCTTCAATTCATATATGGGACAACTTGGAGTTACCGATGGTTCAATTTGACATCTATTCTTGTAAGTGTTTTACACTTGAAGAAGTTATGGAATGTTTCAAACCTTGGGACTTAGTTAAAGCTGAATGGGTTATGATTGACCGTAATGATAAACCTACAATTACATCAGAAGGAATTTGGGAATAAAGTACCCATTTAAGAGGTTATCTCTCCAAGAGGTACATATTACCTGTTGGTTGACGAAAGACGTTTTTTGGTGTCTTAAATTACCTGTAATGGCCACATTCATGGTCTTTCCCACAGGAATACTAACTCTTTACCTTTTATTCAAAGAGAAGGATAATTTAAATTCAAATTTAATTCTAACGAGTTGGGTTTTCATGAATATTTTTTGGATGTTACATGAACTACAAAACTTTCCAATGTGGTCGGTCCACATTTGGATGGTTCTCGGAGGACTATCAATAT